CCAATAATCAAAAGCAAATTATATCAGAGGCCAAAAAAATCAATAAGGAAATGGGGTTAGTTTTGGAAGATGCCTTTAAAAAGGGTTTTAACGAATCTGACGCAACGGCCCAAGAACTGAAAGCTCTTGGAAGTGTCCAAAATAAGGTAGGAACATCAATACAATTTTTTAAAACAAATATAAACAATATTGCCCCCCTATTTCAGTCCTCCTCTACGGCCGTTTTGAACGGCGTTATAGCCACTTTTAGCGACGCCACTAATAAATACTATGATAGCGTAATACGGGCTTCTAGTGGTGTCTTAAGTGGCACAGAAACACTAAACGAAAGTATCAAGTCAATAACACAAGAAATGGCTGATAAAGGCATAGGAGAAATAAGGTATTCTAACGGATCTAAAATGAGCGTTTCTAGTTATATGGAAATGGCAACAAGGACAACTTGTAATAAAGCGTCTCAAATATCAACGGCCTTAAGAAATAAAGAATATGGTTATGAATTATGTAAAGTTAGCGAATATTCTGGAAGTTCTCCAACTTGTGCACCTTGGCAAGGTCAAATATATTTTGATGATACATTCGGCGGACAAAATAATACAGAGTATCAGAGCTTATCAGAGGCAATAAACAATGGACTGTTTCACCCTAACTGTCGGCATCATAAATTCCCTTACGACCCAGAAGTTCAAGATTATGAACCAAGGGTAGAAAGAGATACTCAATTATATGAAAAAGAACAACAACAAAGATATAATGAACGAATGATTAGAAAATGGAAAAAGAGAGATGCCGTTGCAAGTGATAAACAAACAAAGTTGTATACTAAAAGCAAGGTTAAAGAATGGCAATCAAAAAATAGAGAATTGGTTGCGAGCGATAGTCGTTTGGTTAGAGAATATACAAGAGAGCAATTAGGTGATTAAATGAAACCATATAGATGTAAATGCGGACAATTATTGTTTTATGGAGACTTTGCAGGAGCTGTTGAAACAAAGTGCCGAAGATGTAAACAAGTAACATATATTGAACGAATACTAATAAAGGAGAGAGAAAATGAAAAAATTTCCAAAGATAAAGATAGTTAGTGAAAAAGGATCAACACATATCTATCAAGACGACCAAGAAATAAAATTGGTTACTGGATTTTCCGTGTCTCAAGTGGAGGCTGGAAAGCTACCAATACTATATTTAGAAATTATTGCTGCTGATATTGAAGTAGAAGCAGATGAATGTGAAATTGGCGAAGAAAAACCAGTAGAAGAATTAGAAGAGGTTATACCAGCAGTAGATGCTGAATAATATATGGCTTGGTCTGTTGTGCCATTAAACAATAGAGAGAAAATAGTTGCCTAACTTATAATAGGGAGAAAGGAGTTTTCTTAAATGGAAACTAAAGAAGAAAAAGCTGTAGAACCAGAAGTAAAAACCGAAGGGAAGGAACAAGAGACTAATAAGCCAGAGAAAAAGTATGATGATACTGATTTGAATAACTTATTGGTAAAAGATAGGGCTGAATACTTAAAAAAAGAATTTGGTATAGACGACCCTAAGAAGGCTAAAGAATACATTAAACAAATGAAAGACCAAGAAGAGGCTAATAAGACAGAACTGCAAAAAAAAGAAGATGAATTGCAGGATATAAAGGCAAAGCTGGCTAAACAAGAAGGCGATAATTTTATCTTAAACGCTAAAATTAAAGCTCAAGGTTTGGGTATCAAGGAAGAATTTGTTGATGATGTTATTACACTAGCTAAAAACAAAACAACTGATGAAGTAGACTTCGACACGGCTCTCACAGAAGTCATAGCAAAATACGAAAATTTTAAGGGCGATACCGCAGTTAAAATTGGGACAGAGCCACAAGACAAAACAGAATCACCAAAGAAACAAAATACTTGGTGGTAAAAAACAATAAGGAGATGAAGATATAATGGCAAGAACAGACGCACTTAGTTTGTTAACAGAAGCTGGGGCAACTGCAAAATTAGCTGAATTATATAGAGGTGTTATTGACAATGTGCAAGCTAGCACAATTTCAAGCATTCTTAAAAATAATAGCTACTCAGGAACACCAGAGGCTGGAAGCGTTGTTGTAAAGAGATTTGTTAACAGTGCTTCACAAGATTATGGAACTGCAAGAACCGCTGGAGCAGGAGATGCAATCCAAAGAGCAGAAATAACTGTAAACATTGATACTGACAAAGAAATTATCGAAGAAATCGCAAAGAAAGACCTTACATTAGATGGAGTTGTTGGACTTGTAACTCGTAGACAAAACAACCATCAACAATCCATGAAAAGAGAACTTGAAAGAGCGTTCTTCACAGAAGCATACCAAGAAGGGACTTATTTCTCACCATCTGAAGAAGCAACTACTACTGCATTAGAAGTTGAAGAAGCAATCGTAGAACTTGAAACTCTAGACAACGATTATGTTGATGGAATGGATAGAGATATGATTTCCGTTATCCTTTCAGTAGCGAAATACTCTGACTTAAGAAATGATATTGATGATGCTTACAACGCAAACATCAATACAGCAGCAGGAGAAGTTGGTAACTTCCACGGAGTTAGAGCGTTCAAATCAAATTACCTTCCTAGCGGAGTTGACTTTATGGTTATGGGAGAAGGAGCAGTAGCACAACCTGTTATGAGCGATCCTTACCAACTAGAAAAAATTCCTCTATCAAACGACTGGTCTATTGAATTGTTCTATTCTTATGGAACAAAAGCAGTGGCAGAAGATATGATTGTTTATACTGGAACAGAATATTCAGCATAACAAGGGGTGATTAGATGAGGGTTAAAGATAAAGTAACCAAAGAAATTCTAAACACTGATAGCGTGTGGTTGGCTAAAAAATGGAAAGCCAACCCTAAACGCTATTTAACAGAATTTAACGAAGAAGAACCAAAAACGGAAACAGTAACAGAAAAGAAAAAGGTAACAAAGAAAAAGAAAGAGGTGTAGTATATGGCATATATTGATACAGATGATTTTGATACTTATTACGCAACCTATGGTGGAACTGATATATCAGATGAAGATGATTTTGATGAGTTAGCGGAGCTTGCTTCGCTAGATGTAGATACTGCAACATTCGATAGAATTGTTACTTTTAGTGATTTAACTACATTCCAACAAACGCAAATTAAAAATGCTGTTTGTAGTCACGCCCAAACGCTTAACGACTATGGCGATTCGACATCTATAATAGATGATAATCGTAAAATTAGCTTAGGTGATCTTAGCGTAGAACAAAGTGCTAACGAAGTATTAGACAGAATGAGTGCTAGAACTAAAGCTTTTTTGAATAAAACAGGCCTAACTAACAAATCATTAAGCTATTCTTCAAGACGCGGATATTGGTATAACCAATGATTTACCCTAAAGCGTGGGATGTAACTCCAATAACTTTAAATACTATAACAAAGACTTACGATGGAATGTCTGTTGACTCATCACAGGTTTTGTATGTTCGTATGCAATATGGATATACAAAAATAGTTGGAAAAGACGGCGTTGGTATAGATTGTAATGGTTTATTTTATAAACAAGGAAGTCTGCCGCTAGCGGTTGGAGATAAAATTTCATACGATAGTAAATCGTTCGAAGTAGTTAAAAAACGAGAATTTAGACTTGAAAACGGAAATATAGAATATACTAAGGTTTGGTTTAAATGATTAAATGGAACCAACAAGGTTTATACAATGTAAATAGAAAATTAGCGTTTGCTTTAAATAAAACATCAAATGACACCATAAGTAATATCAATCAAGCTCGTGTAGTTCCTTACCATATTGGAACACTTGAAAGAAGTGCAACAGTTATATTAGCAACTCCAGAAGAGTTAATTTCTGGTATATCGTGGAATACGCCTTATGCTAGAAGATTATATTTGCATCCAGAATATAACTTCAGAAACAATAGAAAAGGGGAATGGGCCAAAGATTGGGTTACAGGCGGTAAAAAACAATGGATACAAAAAGCATTCGTTAAAAATATGAGAGGGGCAATATGATATGTTTAATGCAATAGCACAATTTCTTAACGATAATGACATAGCGGTATTTAATACTACAAATGAAACTCTTAATCAAATTTACATTGGTCAAATAGACTTATCTAAAACACAATGTATAGGACTATATAGCGATGCAACAGTTACTGAAGTAAGAAATATTGGAATTTCGGAAGAGTATGAAGAATTGGGACTTACAATTTTAGTGAGATGGTCTAGTAGTTATAATACTGCTTATGAAAAGGCTAAAGAAATTCAAGATTTAATTAGACTAACAGATAGATTTACAGAAGGTGATTATACCTTTTGGAATTTTAGAAATATAAGCGGACAACCATTATATATGGGAACTAGAGACGATAATCACGAATTTGTGCTTAATTATCTATTCAAAATAAATACATAAGGAAAGAGGTGTTAATATGGCTGCTTATGCAGTTCACGAATTAACTGTTGAAATCAATAACACTGGGGAAACCTATGTTGCTATTGGTGGACTTGAATCAGTTGCAATTAACATCAATGGAGAAGTAAGGGACTGGAACGAATTTGGTTATGACGGATGGAAATCTCGTTTACTAACTGGAAAAGATATCGAACTTGCTTTTAGTGGTAAAAGAATTGAAGGAGATACTGGAAATGATTATATCACTAGCTTAGTTGATGAAATTGGAACAGGAGCAAATACTAATATTAGAATCACTTGGCCAAATGGAGATATACTTTCTATGGCTTGTGTAGTAAATGTAACTTCTTACGGAGGCGGAGCTTCTCTTGATGTAGGACAACTTGAATTTAGTTGCTTATCAAATAGAGTGCCAACATTTACTGGGGATTTTAGTGCTTAATTAGAACACTTAAAGTGTCAGTCAAATAATATTTAGATTGGCACTTTTATTTTTATTTTTTAAAAAATCGAAGGAGAGATTAAAATGGGTAAAATAGATTTACAAACATATTTTGATGAAGGTTTAACATTCACATTTAAAGAAAAAGAATTTAAAGTTGATGGAGGCAACAAGACATATCAATTATGCCAAGCTGAAATCAGAAAGATAGTTGAAGAAAAAAAGGGCGAAGAAGCTGTAACAAAAGCAATGTTTAAATACGCTTTCGGTGATAAATATGATGAGTTTATGGAGTTGGATTTACCAGCTAAAGCATATAACGATATAGCATTGGAAATTATGGCCGAATGGTCTGGAGTATCAAAAGAAGATATTAAAAAGTCGATGAAAATTCCCAGTCAAAAATAAGGTATATGACATAGAGGAAGACTGGTATATTATAGTTGCAAGCATAAAAGCTACCTTTGGTGATGTGGATATTGCCAATATGAGAGCAAAAGACTTCAACACTATATATCTACCGCATATCGGGAAAGATACTCCTCTAGGGATTATATCGAAGATTATGACTGCCCCTTTAGACCAACTAAGCGAGCAAGAAAAACAATTCCGTAGGCAACGAGAAAGACAATTAAATAAAGGCAAGGACTTAAAGTCTGCTGATGAGTTTAATAGTTTCGCCCGTAGAGCGTTCGGAGGGAAAGGAAACAAAAAATGACAGGAGAAAATATAGGAAGCGTATTCCTATCTTTACAATTAGATAATACAGAATACAATTCACAATTACAAACGGCCGATAACAAGGCAAAAACACTCAATTCAACATTTAAAATGCTTGGCAGAACTATTGCAATGGCGTTTAGTATCACAGCTTTAATAAGATTTTCTAAAGCTAGTTTAGATATAGCGTCTAGCCTATATGAAGTGCAAAACGTTATAGATACAACCTTTGGTGAAAATGTTAAGGCAATAGAGGTGTTTGCACAAACAGCATCAGATAGTTACGGATTAAGTGAATTATCAGCCAAAAAGTTTGCTGGAACTATTGGAGCAATGACAAAGTCAATGGGATTAAGCGACACGGCAGTTTTGCAAATGTCTACCAGTCTTGTTGGATTAGCAGGAGATTTAGCATCGTTCTATAACCTAGATACAGAGACGGCTTTCAATAAGATCCGTTCTGGAATAAGTGGGGAAACGGAACCACTTAAACAACTTGGTATAAACTTAAGTGTAGCAAATTTAGAGGCCTACGCTTTAAGCCAAGGCATAGAGGCTTCATATAATAGTATGAGCGAAGCAAATAAGGCAATATTAAGATATAACTATCTTTTAAGTGTAACTCAAGACGCACAAGGAGATTTTGCTAAAACAAGCGATAGTATGGCTAATCAAATGCGCCTCGTTAAACTGCGCTGGGAAGAGCTACAAGCATCTTTTGGTAAAACTTTAATATTATTAGGACAAGCTCTTATACCGGCCTTAAACGGCGTGATAAGCATCCTTACAGGCGTAAGTAATGCCATATATAATGTTGTCGCTGGCTACCAAGCGTTAGATCCAAGGTTACAATCATTTATAAAAGGTTTAATTATAGGAAATGTTGCATTATGGGCTTTAACAAAAGCTCAGGCTGCGGGAGCATTTATGACTAGCATTTTAACTAAACAAGTTGTATTGCTTGGCGGAGCTATTCAAATAGCATTTTGGCAAATAACTTTAATAGTTGGAGCCTTGGCTTTGTTTGGATACGCAGTTAAAAGAGCATTAGGAAATTCACAAAAAACAAACAATGTTCTTGATGATACAGCAATATCAGCTGGGAGTGCTGCTAATAGCGTAAGCGACCTAACCGATAATGTCGACGACCTAGACAAAGCAACTCGTTCATTAACTCCGCTTGACGAAATAATGAATTTAGAGGGGACTGGTTTGGGTCAATCTTTAATTGGAGATATAGACTTAACAGATTTAACAACAGCGGTTGGACTTTCAAACGAACTTTTGGAAAATTTGGAAATGCCAGAGTCAAGTATGGATAAGTTTTTTGATTGGTTTGAAGAAACAAAATGGTATAGTTTTTGGGGCGACTTATCTTATAAAACCTATGCTTTTTTAAGAGATAAAGTTTGGATACCAGTAACAGAATGGTGGGACCAAATAAAAGGAAGTAATTTTTGGCAAACAATGACAAATCTTGGATACTGGATCACAAAAGAATTTAGCAAACTTCTAGCAGATACAAAGTTTGGACAATGGTTAACATCATTATGGACAAAGATAAGCGGAAGTAAGTTTTATACTTGGGTTGAAGGATTATACAGCAAATTATCAAAAGCTCTGGGTCTAATAAACAAAATAACATCGTTGAGCAGTTTTGGAGGCGGAACTGGTCTTTTAGGAGCAGGCGGAAGATTTGCTAATGGCGGAGAACCTCCAATAAACAAAATTTCTCTTGTAGGAGAACAAGGACCGGAATTGTTTGTTCCAAAAACAGCAGGAACAATTATACCAAATAATCAAATTGGCGGAGCTTCTATAGATTACAATAAATTAGCAACTGCCATAGTTCAAGGAATAAGTGGTTCCGGACTAGGAAGTCAAAACGCGGTATTAACAGTAAACGGAAGAGAACTAGCAAGGGCTACTTTCAACGACTTTCAAAAAGAGGGTCAAAGATTAGGCGTTTCAGTTTTGGGAGGTAGATAAAAATGGCTTTATTACAAGCTTATATAAATAGTGCTTGGGTAGATTTGCCAAATCCGGACCAAGATAACTATGCAACAACTTATACAAATTTAGAAAACTCTTACATAAATGCAAATGGAGAACTTATAAGAGAAATAATAAGACGAAACAGGGCAAAGGTTTTTTGTGGTTGGAGCGTTTTAAACGCTGCTGATATGGAATTTTTGCAATCACTTTATGATGAAGATAGCTTTTTGTTAAGATTTACAGATAACAACAACGATAGGGTAGAAAAAACAGTTTACGCAGGACCTCTTGAAGGAAAAGCAACAATGATGAACGGAAATGATTTCACAATAACTTATAGGACTTCTGTTCAAATGAATTTTATAGAGGTGTAATATGGCTACTTTAGAAGAACAATTTACAACTGCAATGCGTTCAAATGTTCGTGAAACTTCAGCCAAAGTATTGTTAGCAATAACTGATGATGTTGCAAAGGCAAACATAACTGATGTTTTAACGGCTACAACACCAGAAACAAGCATAAAGGGAATAACCGCCGGCATACCAGAAGTTTTTAACAATAAAAGATTTGTTAGTCACAAATTTGCTACTTCTGAAACGGATTACTTGTTGCTTAACGGTAGTTTCGTAGTTCCTCAAGAAGAACCAAACGGATTTGCTACAACCTACGATACAGAACTTGGTTATTGGTCTGATGAGATATGCGGAAGCGACGGAACATTCGTTTCAGACCCAACGATAAAGTTAGAATTTTATGACGCTCATGTTGTTGATGTCAATCCAGACGCAGATTTAACATTCATTACTTCCGATTCAATAGCTGTTTGCTTTGATGACGCTTTAGAAGAATATGCTGAAGAATTCACAGTAAATGCATATAAATACTGGTTTGATGGTATAGATAGTGTTGTTGAAGACTTGGTTGATACTGTTAGCGTTACTGGGAACACCGAAGCGAAAGTAAATATACCGGGCGACTGGGATGGCTTTAACGAATTAGAAGTAATAGTTACAAAGTGGTGCAAAGGATACAGAAGAGCAAGGATTTGCGAAATTGATGTCGGTTATATTTTCCAATATGAAGACGAAAACATAGAAGATGTCAATATAATTGAAGAAATTGATTTAAATAGTATGACGCTCCCATATAATCAGCTAGACTTTTCTGTTGTTGATGAAAACAAGTTATTTCATCCACTAAATACAAGCGGTATTGCTCAATATTTAACGGTCGGTCAAAAAGTTGATGTTCAGTTAGGTGTTAGAACCTTAAATGACGAATTTGTTTATAAGAACGCAGGAACTTTCTACTTAACTGGTTGGGATAGCAATAACTTGAGTGCTTCATTTACAGCTCAAGATCTGTTCTCTTTGAATACTTCTAATAAATACGATAAGCAGGATGTGGGAACAACAGACATTGCTACTGTTTTAACTGATGTTTTAAGTTATTATGGAATAGACAGCTATACAACGGACGGAAGTTTTACAACATCTACCGCTTGCGGTGGTTATTGGCCTTTGTCAACTTTAAGAGAAAGTTTAAGGCTAATAGCACAAGCGGGAATGGGAGTTTTATTTGTTAATAGAGATAACGAGGTCTACATAGCAGATGTTGGAGACGACGCTAATTCAATAGATTTAGATAATATGGCTAACTTTCCTAAAGTAACACAAGAAAAACAAATAAAGGATATTATAGTAAACTACTATCAATTTGCTGAAGGGGCAACAACAGAAACGATATTTGACGAAACTGGAGATTTTGGAACACCAGAAAAATTAGAAAAGGTTGTTTTTAATGGTCCTTATAGTTCGGTAATTGTTTCTTGGACAGACGATAACCCGCTTGAACCGTCGCAAGTTGATGAAACGATATTTACTAATGCAGTATATTTGGATATTACGCCTTATTCAGAAATTAGCGGTGTTGTTCCAGGAACGCTAACAATAACAGGAAAGCCAGTTATTATAACAAAAAAACAAACAACAATAAGTGTTTCAGAAAAGGGCGAAACAATAGAGATAGACAATCCATTGATTACTACCCTAACTCACGCCACCGCCGTTGGAAACTGGATTAAATCAAATTATGAAAAACTTAATATTATAGATGTTAATTGGCAACAAGATCCCGATATTACGCTCAATAATGTTTTATCGGTTGAAACAGAGTTTGGAACAGAAACAAGTCACATAGTAACCAAAAACGAACTAAATTACGCGGGATATTTAAGCGGTTCTACATCAACAAAAGGAGGTAGTTAATGGCAACATGGACGGCGCCAACTTTAGACTGGGCTAGCACAGATTACATAAACTTTGACGACTTCAACAAAATTGAAGAAAACACAGAATATATATATGATGAAATGGTGGCTCATATCAATTCACAAATACCAACGCCGCAAGTTACTTATACAGGAACTTACACAGTGGTTGGAAGAAGTGGTTTTAAAACAGACCGTGATATTGATTGGATTGATTTTTATGACGATTACTTTGCGATTGATAACAATATAGCATTTTTAAAAAGTTATTTGGCAGATTGGCCCGAATGGGCTACATACCAAACAACAAGAACAAATTGGATACCACTTGCGGTAATAGATTATACAGATATAAATAGATTTGAGAGTAATAACTACTATTTATATTTAGTGATACAAGCAATAATAACAGAACTAAAAATATGCGGAACAGCATATTCTGGAGAGGAGATTGTTTTATAAATGGGATATAAAAAAGTAAATTATGCGGATAGGGTGGTTCAATATCCGGGAAGATACACCTATACCGACGACGGAACATATTTAACCGTAACAAGAAGTCCTGGAACGATAACTGAAGCCGGAACTGATTTAAACGCCGCTAATTTTAATCAAATGGAATCCGGAATTGATGTTGCCTCAAGCTATGTAACATTAACAGCTGCAACGGACGGAAATTATAAAGTGGATATGTCTAATTATTACGAACTGGAAACAGGCGATATACTAACATTTAACATACCTACTGCAACTGATAATACAGACCCGGCCCAAATAAGTATAGATGGAGGTTCTAATTATAAACCAGTAGTAACAAGAGCAAATGTAGCTTTGGATGCAGTTTCTGTCGAAAGTAATGTATATAGATTTCAATATAATGGCACAAGCTGGGTTTTATTAGATGAATTGAAAGATGTCATCACAGCAAACCTTCAAACAAATTATACTGTTTTGGCTAATGATGCTTTAGAAACATTAACTCTTACGAGTTATAAAAGTGTAGGAACAAGATTAAGCGTTAGTGGCGGAAAAGTCGTTATAGGGGCAGGAATAAAAACTGTAAAAGTTTCTGGTTTAATGAACTGGTCATCAATAGCAGTGGCGGCTGCCAAAAATGCTTATATCAGACAAGGAACACAAGCAAGAGTGTATTCGACCACTTATATAGCTCCGGGGAATGTTGCAAGCCAAAGCTTAGATCCTTTAATTGTTGATGTAACAGAAGGCGACACATTTGATTTATCAGTTTATGCAAAACAAAATGATGTTGTCCAAAGTTCATCAAACGGAAGAACATATATTACTGTCGAAGTAGTAGAATAATGTTCCACGTGGAACATAGAAAGGAGATACTATGGCTAAAAATAGAAATTATTTAGTAGACCAAGATGATGATTATGTTGAAATAACTAGCGAAGGTGAAATTGAAACCAAAAACACAGACCTAGAAACTAAAATTGATACACTAATAACTCGTATAGAAACATTGACCGATAAAATTCCAGTTGATACATACGGCAATTTAGAGGTTAAAACCCAAGACCAGTTTACTAGACTTGTTGATACAAGATTGGCAAAGGTGGTTACTGGTCCTTATACCGTGGCTCAAGCAACAACGCCAAATACATACACAATAACTTTAGATTCCGCAACAGGACTTAATACAAATGACAAGGTGGGAATATTCCAAGATAGCACAAATCCTGGAAGTTACTTTGGTTATATAAAATCAATAAACGGGAACACTTTGACGCTCAATGTTCCATTCGATATATCTTTTGGAACAAATGCGGTTCTATACGAGATAATAAATAATATGGGCGTTAATGGCTCATCTACTCCACAAGTATTTGATATAACAAATGGAAGCGAGATACCTATTGACATAAATAGAATACTTTTAAAAATGATTACAACAGACGCTCCAGGCTTTGGCAAATTTGGAGACTTAACGGCTTTAACAAATGGTATAGTATTAAGAAAAAACAATGGAGACGGAACTTACGAAAATATAATGGAAGCAAGAAACAATAGCGAACTTGCCTTATATGCTTATGACTATACAACCTACTCTGCTACTAATCCAGCTCAAGGAGTAAACGGATTGGCTTTAAGATTTACCTTTAACGGACAAGACAAACACGGAGTTGTAGTAAGGTTATTGGAAAACCAAAAGCTAGAATGCGTTATTCAAGATGATTTAAGTGACTTAATAGATTTTAAAATTATGGCGGAAGGAAGTTATACTGACGAAGTGTAATTGGTGCAACTTATGACAGAAGATATAAATAGACGTTTAAAGAGCTTAGAAGATAAGCAAGATAAAACAGACGACAGATATATTGAAATTGAAAAATCATTGGCGGAAATAAAAATATTACTTAAAAATACTGTAAAGCTAGAGGAAACTTGCAATAATAAGTTTCAAATTTCTGATGAACGAATAGACAGTATAGAAAAAAAATATGCTTATATAAGCGGAGCAATAGCTATGATTGTTTTCCTATTTAACATTGTTCCTATTATATTAAGCTGGATAAAATAAAGGAGAAAAAATGAAAGAATGGTTAAAAGCTGCGGGGATGAGAGCATTAAAAACAATAGCTCAAACTGCGATAGCTACTATTGGAGTAACAGAAGTATTAGCAGAAGTTGAATGGACTTTAGTAATATCTGCTTCAGTTTTAGCTGGTATACTATCATTGCTAACATCTATTGCTGGACTTCCAGAACTTAATAAATAAGGAGAACTTATGAAAACAATATTAGATTTTCTTAAAGAAATATGGAATGCTTCCCCTGCCGATCCGAACGAAGGAATAAAAGAACTTCAAGTAGAATTAAGAGATGCCGAAAAGCAAATTGAAGAACTGAACGATGACTTGGCAAAAAAGAATGCTACCATTGACCTACTTCATTCTACTGTAGAAGAACTTGACGCAAAGATTTTGGAACAAAATGTTGTCAACGATAAGTTTGAAGAGGCAATATTAAGTAAAGATGAAAAGATAGCAGAACAAGATATTATAATTGCTAATTTGCAACCCAAAGGAAATATTGCTTTAATGCTTACTAACGGAAGCGAAACAGAGCTAAAATGGGTTGATAAGAATGACAAGCTCCAAACTAATTTCCAAGTATATGAGTTTATGCAAAATGACGGACTGGAGTTTTTAAAACTAGACCAAGAAGTTATAGATGCCATACAAAAGATAAGAGAACATTTTAATAAGCCCGTAACAATAACATCTGCATATAGAAGCAAATCATATAACGCAAGTATAGGCGGGGCAACCAAGTCGCAACATATATATGGAAGAGCTATTGACTTCACAATATCAGGAGTAGCGATTAAAACAATAACAGACTACATTCAAAAAAATTGGAAAGAACTAGGTGTGCGAGGGCTTGAATTAAATAAGAGTTGGGTTCACATTGATGTTCGTGAAAGTAATACATTGGTAACATTTTAAAGAGCTAAAAGGCTCTTTTTTTTGTGCTTTACAAAACTTTTTTAAAAAATGTGTAATTTAGTGTTGACTTTTCCCACATAAGTGGTATGATGTTATCAGAGAGGAGGAATAATAATTGAAAACAACAAGAACTTTCAAAGATAAAAAAGGAAGAGTTGTAATACCGCCGCTGATGTTAAATCATTTAAAGATTGTGGAGGGAAGTACAATAAGTTTAGAAGTAAAAGGAAAGAAAATAATAATTACAAAGGAGCAATAATGAATACAGGGGTTAAAAAAGATATGAGCTTTATGTTTTTGCCAAAATGTTATAGGCTATATGGCAAAACAGAAAAACAAGCATTTAAGGAAAATGTGATACGAAAAATAAAAAAGGAGAATAAAAATGACAAGAAATCTATTTAAGGTAATAACTGCAATAGGAGTAATGGCAATGTTTTTAATAACATTAGCAGAAAGAGATATGCTTTATATTTTGTTAGATAGTTTGTTTATGTTTGCTTTAATTATATGGCATATAACATTATATACAGATATGTGGGAGGAAGAATAATGTTTGAAGATATAAATAAACAAAATCAAAGAGATATAGAGTTTTATAGAAGTGAAATAGAAAGGATAAAAAACCTACCAACAGAAGATGAAAAAGACCAAATAGAAAATATGGGTAATATTATGGACGCCTCACTAGAAGCAATCAAACGCTTATATAAGGCAGATTTAATCAAAGACGACAAATTATACTACATAGATACAAATGACGCTGTATGGGGCGATTATGAGGCTCTAAAAGAGCATTATGCAGAAAGCAGTAATATATCTGATGATTATATGGCTGATGCAGAAGTGGAAAGCGAAGAGGTTACGGGAAAAGAATTAAAAGAAAGAATAGACCAAGGCGAAAGTTTTGATTTAGGGGGATTAAAATGAAAAAAATAAAATTAGAAATAAAAAATAGATGGACTGGAAATGTATTGTTTGAATACGAAACAGAAGATAATACAATTAAAAAAGCATTGGAAAAAGCCGTTAAAAGCGGAGCAGACTTAAGCAGAGCAGACCTAAGCGGAGCAGACCTAAGCAGAGCAGACTTAAGCGGAGCAGACTTAAACGGAGCAGACTTAAGCGAAGCAAACTTAAGCAGAGCAGACTTAAGCGAAGCAGACTTAAGCGAAGCAGACTTAAGCGAAGCAGACTTAAGCGAAGCAAACTTAAGCAGAGCAGACTTAAGATGGGCAAACTTAAGCGGAGCATACTTAAGCAAAGCAGACTTAATCGAAGCAGACTTAAGAGAAGCAAACTTAAGCGAAAGCGAGCTAATAAGAAGAGGGTTAATAACTAAAAAGAGTATGACTGTATATAAAAAAGCAAGCGGACATATTGTTACATTACAAATACCTAAAGGGAGTATAATATTTTCTATAAACAATTACAAATGTAGAACAAACAAAGCAAAAGTAATTTCAATAGATAACGACACAACCAAAGGAGCAAAAGTATCTAGCGGTTATGACAGCAATTTCATATACGAAGTTGGCAAGACAATAACAATAGACGACTTTGATTTAATGTATAATGTTGAATGTTCCACAGGAATACACTTTTTTAGAACAAAAAAAGAAGCGGAGGAATTTGAATGGTAATAATCAAAAATGGAAATGTGCTAGAAGCAGAAGAAAACATAATTTGTCACCAAGTAAACGAAAATGGAAATATGGGCGGCGGTTTAGCTTTACAAATAGCTCGAAAATACCCCAATGTAGAACAATCATACAAAACAATGTGCCAAAGATATAACGAAGACGATATAGATTTATACGGAAATTGGGGATTATGCCCTATTGAAATTGATAAATATATTATTAACTGCTTTACACAACAACACTATAACACTAGATATGACCTGATAGAAAGTGTATTTAAGTCAATCAAAAGCTATGCTAAGCAAAACAATCTAACAATATGTATGCCTTGGAAATATGGTTGTGGAATAGCAAAAGGAGAATGGGAAAAAGTGGAAGAAATACTGCTTGATATATTTACAGACTACGATATAACAATTTATAGGTATAAACAATGATAATACATATAGGATTCACAATGTGGTTTATGTCTTGCGTAACAATAGCTTGGTGTATATATAAATTGCTAAAATTAAGAAAGGAAGAAAAATGATAGACGAGATAAAAGATGAAATAATAAAAAAGTATAATTATACCGAAAAGGACAAAGGTCTTCTTATAAAATTAGATGAAATAATTGATATTTTAGACAAATATAAAGACCAAGAAGAAAACTTAAGGCAAACAATAATACAAAACGATATGGTTATAAATAACCTTGTTAAATATAAGAAGGCTTGGAATGAACTATATCACGAAATAGATATGCCTTGTGGAATAGAATATATGCAAGAATTAGAAGCAAAATACGAAATAGGAGATGATAAATAATGCGTGAAAGAAAGGAGAATAGAAGATGTTAAAGATAAGAGAAGATGTAGATTTAAAAGAATTAGAAGAATTCGGGTTTAAAGAAAAAAATACTAGTTATTGTAAAGAATATAAGAAGTGGTATGAAGGTCAAATATATGTTGAAAAAAGTGATAAACAGTTGCATTGTTATACTGAAGATGATGACAGCATCATTTTAGATACAGTATACGACCTAATCAAAGCAGATATGGTGGTTAAAGATGAATAATAGTGCAAAAGAGATGTTTGAAGAGTTGGGATATAGGCTTACAAGTAATCAAACGCCGATACAAAAAAAATTCTATAAAAAAATACCGCAAGCCAAACAATTAGCAGAACATTTGATATTTAATATATGGGAAAATGGCGAATGGGAAATTGAGCATTATGCGATTAGAAAAAATCCAAACACAATTGAGCATCGCAGTATATCTGATAAACTAAATAGAGCAATACAAAAACAAATAGAAGAACTAGGCTGGGATAAGGAGGATAGATGAAAATATTAAAATGGTGGTTTGGATATGAAGAACCAAGTTATGAGTTTATTTTATCAGATACGTCAGGAAAGGTAAGTGATTAGATATGGAAGAAACATTTACTAAAGAAGATATATATTGCATTGACAATTTTGGGTATAATACTTTTGGTGATATAGAAAATTTAAAATTAAGACAAGATAAAGACCATTTAATTGTAGAAGAATTTGAATACCGAAACACCAAACTCCAAGCAAAGCTAGATAGCATTAAAGAGTATTGCGAAAAACATCCCATGGGATTAGACTACATCGATATAGAAAAAATATTAAAAATAATAGAGGAGGAAAAGGAATGATGTTTAACATAATAACGAACATAATAGGCATATTGCTATTCTTGTCAATAATATTTGTGGGTGGTTGTTTTGTTTATTATGGAATGAAGGGCAAAAATGAAAAGAGAAGTTAGAGCCGATTATAAGCGAAAAATCGAAACCATAACAAAAGAAACGGAAGGACTAGAAGAAATAAGAAGCCAAATAGAAGAATGGCTACTTACAGATAAATGGTATCATATAGGTTCAAAAAACGCCAAAATTAGACTGATTAACATATTAGACAATGAAATACACAAAAACAAAGAAAAACTCGGCAGATGGTCTTATATGACTAAATATAGGAGGCATAAATGAGACAAATAGATTTGTTGTTAGGTTATCTCGAAAGAAACGGAAGCATAAACCCAATTCAAGCATTCAACGAACTTGGTATATACAGGTTAAGTGCTAGAATTAAAGATTTGAGAGATAGCGGAAAAGATATAAAAACAACGACAAAAAAAGGCTCAAGTATAGCAATATATACATTGACAAATTAGAAATTTTTTGATACACTAACCATAGTAACGGAAAGAGGTTTATATGGCAAGAAAAAGAATGTTTGATATTGAGATAGTTGATACCGATTTATTTTTAGAAATGTCTAATGGGGCTAGGTTGTTATATTATGATTTAGGAATGAGAGCTGATGACGATGGTTTTGTTTCTAACCCCAAAAAGATAATGAAAATGACGAACGCCAGTGAAGACGATTTAAAAGTTTTAATGGCAAAACAATTTATAATACCTTTTGAAAGTGGAATATGTGTTATAAAGCATTGGAAGATAAATAACTACTTGCGAAAAGATAGATACACAGAAACAATTTACAAACAAGAAAAAAGACTTTTGGACGAAGATGAAAACGGAATTTATACTCTTGGTATACCAGTGGTTGACACAGTAAAGAAGAGTATAGAAGAGAATAGTATAGTAAATAAAAAGAAAGGATTTAAAAAACCCTCTCTTGAGGAAGTAACTTCTTATTGCGAAGAAAGAAAGAACGGAATAAACCCTACTAACTTTATTGATTTTTATGAAAGCAAAGATTGGTTTGTAGGAAAAAACAAAATGAAAGACTGGAAAGCAAGCGTGCGAACTTGGGAAAATAGAAAAGATGAAAAACCTAAAAGTGATAAAACGGTGGCCCCAGTTCCTAGTTGGCTCAATCAAAAAATAGAGGCGAAACCACTTTCAAAAGAAGATAAAGAAAAGTGGGATAAAATAATGAAAGAATTTAAGGAGGAATAATGTTAAAAATTAAAGATAATATAGATTTGAAAGAATTAGAAAAGTTTGGGTGGGAATTTGCTTGCCGAGATTGTCTAAACTATTGCGATTATGAAAACGTAGCTGATAATAAAAATTGTTGGGTTATTAAAGAGCAACGATATTGCAAATTTTGCGGAAATTACACAACGGCGTTTGTAGATAACGTGCATAGAGAGATATTTGTTGATTTTGATGATGGCGGAACATTCAATGGGAGTATAGAAAAGTTAGAACCAATACAAGACCTAATCAAAGCAGATATGGTGGTTAAAGATGAATAATAGTGCAAAAGAGATGTTTGAAGAGTTGGGTTACAAATATATAAAAAAACATAATAGAATTGAGGTATTATTTGAAACTTTGGGGGAAAAAGAAGATGGAATGCCAGATTTCAAAAATACAGTATGGTATTATAGAGTTCAATTTGATTTAGAAAAAAAAGTATTTTGGTCTGAAGATAACTTAGACATCAAAACTTTTAAAGCCATACAACAACAAATAAAGGAACTAGGCTGGGATAAGGAGGATAGATGAAAGTATTAGAATTATTTGGTGGCATAGGTGCACCAAGAAAAGCATTAGAAAGATTAGGTATAGAATGCGAAGTTGTAGACTATGTGGAAATAGATAAATATGCGGTTAAATCCTATAATGCTATTTATGGTGAAAACTACGAACCCCAAGATGTAACAAAATGGGATAGGAATATAGATGTTGACTTAATATTCCACGGAAGTCCTTGCCAAGACTTTAGCATAGCAGGAAAAGGGCAAGGTGGCGAAGAAGGTAGCGGAACTCGCAGTAGTCTTATGTGGCATACAGTTAGAATTGTAGAAAAACTAAAACCTAAATATGTAATATGGGAAAATGTTAAAGCGGTTATAAGTAAAAAACACATAGAAACATTCGATAAGTATTTAGAAAAGATGGAAAATTTAGGTTATACTAATTATTATCAAGTATTAAACGCTAAAGACTATGGTATACCACAAAATAGAGAAAGAGTGTTTACTGTTAGCGTATTAAAAGAACCAACAGGAAACTTATTGTTATCATTCCCTCCAAAGATAGAATATAAAAAAATAAACTTCACTTTCCCACCAAAGCAAGAACTAAAACTAAGACTAAAAGATATGCTAGAAGATGAAGTTGACGAAAAATATTATTTGAAAAATATAAACGAATTTGTAAAAAAAAGATATATAGAAAAAGGGTATATTCCTGAATTATTCAACCCATATAATAAAAAAGAAATTAAGAATATCGCGCCAACTCAAAGTACTCAATGCGGAAGTACAACAAGCAGTTGCGCCGTATTATATAGCGATTATTCGAAGAAAAAGATACAAGAAAATATCAGTCGCATTAATGGCAAAGAAAGCGGAACGATTACAGCAAACGCTATGCAAAGTTTTAATCATGACAATTGTCAAATGGTAAATAGCGGATGTAGAATTAGGAAATTAACGCCATTGGAATGTTGGCGACTTATGGGATTTGATGATGAAGACTTTTATAAAGCGGAACAGGTAAATAGCAACAGCCAATTATATAAACAAGCAGGAAATAGCATTGTGGTAAATGTGTTGGAAACAATATTCAAAGAGCTTTTTTAAGAAAGGTAAGTAATTAGATATAACTAGTTACTATCTAGTAAACAATAAACAAAAACATAAACAAAATGATATAATAAAATAAAGGAGGAAATTATGAAGGAAATGGTTTATACAAATAGGTATGGTAGATATGGGGAAAAAGATGTAGTTTTAGATAGCGGAACATACAAAGGATTTGATTATTGTATAATGAGTTTGGGAACACACCCTACTGCTTATGTTAGGATACCAACGACACATTTTTTGTATGATAAAGTTGACTATGAAACTACAAATATAGATTTTCATTTTGGTGTTACATACGCGCGCCATAGCGAGTTTGATGGAAAAGAAGGTTACTGGATAGGTTGCGACTATTCTCATTACGGAGATTATTATTTTGATAACTTTGATGGAGACGGAAAAAAATGGACCACTGCTGAGTTGAAAGAATCAATACTAAAAGCAATAGACAGTATAGTTGTTATGAAAGAAAAAGATTTTATAAGTGATAAAATATCAGACAAGCTAGAAGAAATATCGGGGTTTAGAAGTGATATTGACAAATGCCTAGAGACTATTAAAGAGATTTTAAAATAAAGGAGGAAATAAATGAATATTATAGAACAATTAAGTAAGGTTCAAAATGAATTAAAAGCACCAAAAGAGCAAATAAACAATTTTGGAAAGTATAAATATAGAAGTTGCGAAGATATTTTAGAAGCTTTAAAGCCGATCTTACAAGCCAATAGTTTAACTTTAACTTTAAGTGACGAACTGGTAAATATCGGAGAAAGATACTACATAAAAGCAACTGCTACTTTGTTTAGCTATGATGATAAAGAACATTTTATTACCAACACGGCTTATGCGAGGGAAGAAGAAACAAAAAAAGGTATGGACGGAAGTCAAATTACGGGAACAGCAAGCAGTTACGCAAGAAAGTATGCTTTAAATGGATTATTTAATATTGACGACACAAAAGACGCTGACACAGATGAGTTTGTAAAAAACACAACAGAAAAAGAAAAAAAGGCAACAAAAGAACAAATCGCACAAGTTACGGAATTAGTAGAAGATATTGAGGGAATGTTAAATTACTATAAAATAAAATCTATTGAGGAGTTAACTTATGAAGACGCAGAAAAAACAATTAAAAATAAAACCAAAGATACTTCTGGAAAAAATAGTTAATACAGATGAATATGCTGGTCGCGTTGATATAATAACTGGAATTGATGATTTTGAAGCAACGGCCGAATATAACGATGAATGGCATACTTATCGACTAAACGGAAAAATAATACCAAGTGTTACGCAACTTTTAGATGACGGAACATTTGAAAAACTTAAACAAGATCCGTTTATGGCAGAAAAAATAAAATATGCCGCCGATAAAGGAACTTTAGTTCACAAAGAGATAGAAGACTACCTGAGAAGTAATTTAAGGGGCTTCACGGACGAGTTTATACAATTCGAATACATTTATACTAATGAACTAGAAAAGTTCTTAAAGGAGGCTTTGTTTGATGTTAAAACGGGAACGGTTTTAAACAAGAAAAAAACTTTAGAACAGCTAGAATATTATGCCGAAGCAATAAAGTATTTAACAGGAAAAGAAATAAATAATTTATATGCTATACATTTGCCAAGTGGAAAGCCTGGCAAATTAGTGAAGTTGAAAGGAGAGTAAATGTTAAAAGAAAGTGGAAAACAAGAAAAGTTTCCAACTGGAGCAGTAAGAGATACAAATGAAGGTAAATCTGCTATGGAACTAATACCTTGGGAAATATTGCCCGATAAGATATTTACTAACATAACAAAGAAGTCAAGTATAACAGAAACGGACAAGGAAGCATTGCTAACAGAGATATTAGATTTAGTAATGAGATTAAGAATAACAAGTTTTAGTGAAATGTGGATGTTAGATAATTTGATAGTTAATTGTTTCGACCTTGTTGGTAAAAATTACCTTGATACTTTATACGACTTGGGAATACATTATGGTGAGGGGGCAACAAAATACGGAGCTAATAACTTTATGCTAGGGCAAAAGTTAAGTCACATAACGGGAAGCTTTTTGAGACACCTAACAAAGTATATGCAGGGTTGGAAAGATGAAGATCCGCACGAAAGAGGTATGTTATGGAATGTAATAAATATGAAGTTCGTCCTAACATACTACAAAGAAAATGAAGAAATATGCGATATGAAGCATTGGTATAAAGATGAAAGACCAAATATAAAAGGAGAAAAGTAAATGAATATAGAATGCAAATACCCAGTAATGATATTTAAAAACGAAAAAGGGCGCTACACGGCGGGAATAAGCAAAAAAAATCAAGACGGAACATTTGACAAAGGTTATATGCCAATTAAGTTTAATAAAGGTGTAGAGTTAGAAAACAAGACTCTTATAGCAATAAAGAACGCTTGGTTATCGGTAGACAACTGGGAATATGAAGGCAAAAAATACAGCCAAGTTTATATCAGGTGTAATGATTTTGAGAAAACAATTGATAACAAAATAAAACAAGAAGAACCAAAAGAAGAAGAGCAAGAAGACCCATTTGAGGCTTTTGGTAATGAAGTAGAAATAGACGAGGATTCGCTCCCGTTTTAAAAAGGAGAATATATGTTAAAGGTATTAGAGTTGTTTGGGGGCATAGGCGCCCCCAGAAAAGCTTTAGAACGATTAGGCATAGAACACAAAATCGTAGACTATGTAGAAATAGATAAGTATGCAGTAAAATCTTATAATGCTATTTATGGAAAAAACTACGAACCGCAAGATGTGACACAATGGAACAAGAACATAGATGTTGATTTAATATTTCATGGAAGTCCTTGCCAAGACTTTTCAACAGCAGGAAAAGGGGCTGGAGGAGAAGAAGATAGTGGTACTCGTAGTAGCCTTATGTGGCATACGGTTAGAATTGTAGAAAAACTAAAACCTAAATATGTAATATGGGAAAATGTTAAAGCGGTCTTAAATAAAAACCACCGCCCAACTTTTGACAAATATTTAGAAAAAATGAAAGCATTGGGATATACTAATTATTACCAAGTTTTGAATGCCAAAAATTATGAAATACCACAAAACCGAGAAAGAGTATTTACTGTTAGCATTTTTGGTAATGATAACTTTACTTTTCCGCCAAAGCAAGAATTAAAACTACGACTTAAAAATATGTTAGAGGAAGAAGTTGATGAAAAATATTATTTAAGTGACAAGATGGTTGATTATGTGTCTAAAATAGGAACCGAAACTTATAAAGCCAAGCCAAGCTTTAACAATGAGATAGCTAGAGCAATTAATTCTAGTTGTCATAAAATGCACAGAGCCGGTATAGATAATTATATAGAAATTAAATCTAAGTGTAAAAGACTTAAAAAGTTAATATCTAATACATCTTTTGAAAAAGGGAAAATATTGAATCTAGATACATATAATCAAACAACAAACGAGGATATAAGTCAAACATTAACTGAGCCTCATCATAATAATCATCGATTATTTGATGGTTATAGAATTAGAAAACTAACACCTTTAGAATGCTGGCGACTTATGGGGTTTGATGATGAAGACTTTTACAAAGCAGAACAAGTAAATAGCAATAGCCAATTATATAAACAAGCGGGTAACAGTATTGTGGTAAATGTATTAGAGGCTATATTTAAGGAATTATTATGATAGGAAAACCAATAGACATAATAAAGTTCCTATACGAGCAAGATAAGGACACAAAATTTGAGGTAAAGGAACACAAGAACAAACGTTCGCTTAACGCCAATAACTATGCTTGGCAGTTAATAACACAAATAGCAGATAAGCTAGAAACAACAAAAGAACTAGTCTATAAGCAAATGCTTCGTGATTACGGACAACCGCTAAAAGCAGAGGGAGAGGCAGTTATAACATCAGCTCCAAGCAATATAGACCTAGAAGAAGTAGAAAATGTATATTGCAAAAAAGTTGGTAGTGGTGTGGTTAATGGAAAACAATTTAATCACTACCTACTACTGCGTGGAAGCAGCACATACGATACAAAAGAAATGAGTTCATTTATAAAAGGCGTTGTATATGAAGCAAAAGAACTTGAGATAGAGACATTAACGCCACAAGAAATAGCTATGTTGAAAGGAGTAAGATGAAAATCGTATGTTTGATTAAAACTATATTTATAAGCATATTTTACGGAAAAGTAATATCTGGTCATGACTTTTTAGAAATGTATTCAAACGAAGATATCCAAGTACTTTTTTGTAAAAAATGCGGTTTTATTAGCATTTCCTGGTTTAAAAGCGATTTATGCGATATGTGGAATGATTTTTTAGAAAGAGAAACTAAATGAAAAAAGAAGAGTTTTGTATTATGCTACCTAGCGAATTATATTACATACAAAGATTTCCAGGTAGTGAAAGACACGAGGTCTTTGGGGCTTCTAATAGAAATAAGTCAATAGAAGATGGTTTGGTGATATTCTTAACACCTAAAGACCATAGGGACAATAAAGTTGGTATACACGCAGATAAAGAGTTTCGCTTGAAAGTCCAAAAGATAGCTCAAGAAATTTGGATGCAGTACTACAACAAAACGGAAGATGAGTTTAGAAAAAGATACGGAAGAAGTTACTTATAGAAAGGAAAAACAAAATGAAAGACGAAATTAAAGAAAAAAAAGTATTGATATTCTTTTTTGATGAAGAAGACGAACAGGCTATTTTTACTTATGGAGATATTTTAAAAAGAATTTTGGAATTAAAAGAAAAGTATATAAAAAGAAACGGATTTGTTCCAGAATATATTCAAATCACTAAAGATTTAGACCATTTTTTATTACAGAATTCTTCCAAAAATTTAGAAACAACAGATGACATTATAAATATTTACGGCATGGAAATAGTGATAAAGTAGAAAAAAACGGAAAAAATTACTTATAGAAAGGAATAAACTTGATAGACTTATTTAACATCAAAGGGAAAAAGTATTTAAACAACAATCCAATATTTGTTAGTAAATATGACTTTGATAAACGCAAAAAGAGAATAAGGGATTGGTATAGGGAACAACCGCTAGAAGATAGGCAAAGCTACAAAAAAGAATTCTTCAAAATGAAATTTACGCCAAAAGACCTAGAAACTATGTGGAATTATATAAATAAAAAAGATTTATATTGACAAATGCGAACTTTTGTTTTATAATGTTAATATAGAGGAACGATTATGAGCGAAGAAGAAATCAAACAATATTTCAAAGATATATGCGAACAAGAATTGCCTAGAAAAAGGACTTATGAAGAACGTTTGATGTCTAAAATAGCCCATAACGAAGCAGAGCTTGAATTAAAGGAAAAACTAGAAAAGAAGAGAAAAAGAGATAAAGACGATTATTATTACAAGGACGAAGACGATGTATGGTATTGAAGAGGCGTTGCGACTTACAGCAAAAGCTATAATTTATGGATTGATAATATTTTTAATTTTTAAATCTTTATAATTTGGAGGGAAATATGGCAACGATAGATACTAGCAAAGAACTAAAAGAAATGTTAAAGAAGCTCAAAATTGATAAAAAGGAAATAGCCGAACACTTAAACATTAGCGTTCCCTATGTTTATCAAATACTTAATGACCCAACTAAACATCCTGATCGTATTGAAAAAATAAAGGAACTTATTGAAGAATATGACGATAACATTTTAGAAACCGATACAAACGACACATTGTTGTTTGACGGAAAAGTTTTAAAGGCTCATTCTGTTATCAATACAAACCCAGCCAATATGAAACTAGACGAGATTAGAGAAGCCTTTGGTCTTGACGAAGAAAAATGGGAATGCGTTGGCTACGAAGTTAAAATGTGGAATACCACAATGAAAAATAAAGCCAAAGAGCCTATGATTTCTAAAAACTATGGAGTTCACGCAAGATTTAAGCCTATAAACAATTGGCTTGTTACAGAAAAAGATATTGAATGGATAAAAGAAATATTATCAAAACAATCAACTAAAATAAAGTTTAAGCAGTTAAAGGGTCAAGACGCAGTAATGATATTACCTATGTTTGACGCTCATTTTGGAAAGTATGCTTGGGAAGAAGAAACAAACTCTCCATACAATATGGAAATAGCACAAGAAAGATACAAAATAGCAGTTGCTAAATTGGTGGAAAGAGCTAAACAAGAGAATGTTGGGAAAGTATTATTTCCAATAGGACAAGACTTATTACATATTGATAATATGCAAAAAACAACAACCAAGGGAACGCCTCAAGATATAAACGGAACAACAAGAGAGGTATATTCTAAAACTTTAGATACTTTAAACAAACTAATAGCGTATGTTGCGGACAACGGACTTGAAGTGGAAGCGTTTTATAGCCCAGGTAATCACGATACAATTTTATCTTATACAATAATAAAGGCAATTGCTGGTTATTATCACAATGACAAAAGAGTAACCATTATTGATAATGCTACATCAAGATATTATGTGCAGATCGGCAAAAACTTGATAGGCTTTACGCACGGAGATAAAGAAAAAAATCGTTTGTATGAACTTATGCAAGTGGAAGCAAGAGAACTTTGGGGGAAAACAGAATATGCCGAATGGATTACAGGACATACCCACGATGAAAAGTTTGAAAGAAAAAGCGGAATAGGAAATAGAACAATAGGGAATATGGACGGAATAGATAGTTGGCACTATGAAAATGGTTACACAACGGCTCCGCGAATAGTTCAAGCTCCCGTTTATAAGTCAAATATAGCAGGACCATATAACATTTTATTCCATAATGCAGACACCTACGAACTAAAAAACAACGAAATTATTGAAAAAGGTGCGGTGAAGACAAAATGCAAGAAAACGAAATGATACAACTAATAGAAAATATTAAGTTTAACACCGAAACAATAAAAATGGTAAACGATGAGTTGACAAAGCATAGAGAAGAACAGGTTAAAAACGAGAAAGTATTGCAAGCAATATTAAGAGAACTAGCAGAAACAGCAGCAGAACAGAAACAACAAATTGAAGACATACTGCTAATAATAAACAAGATGATAGAAAAAAGACAAAATCAATGACAAAACAACTTCTATCATAGGATTTGACAAACCGACTGATAATATAATGATGATAAGTAGATTTGTCAATTAGTAAGCTATATGCTTACTTGGAGAGATGTATGTTGATACCGTGGGTTCTCAAGAGCAGTTGACAGAGAACATCTAGCCCTAGTACACGGCTGAAGAGGAAGCTGACTACTTCCGAAACGCACTTAGAGTTTAGGAGAGTTTGAAAAATCTAAGTTGTGTACCGTGGAGTCTTCCGACTAGGGGAATAACTGAAGACCTAGACTGCTCGCTCGGTATGAATATATATCTTTCCAAGTAGGTATAATAATGAATCAGCAGGTGTAAAAGCTGTACTAAAAACACATTAACGGCGGATAGGTTCAATTCCTACTACATACACCAAGCTCGTATGATGGAACTGGTAGACATAGCGGACTTAAAATCCGTTGCGAAGGCGTAAAGGTTCAAATCCTTTTACGAGCACCAATTTAAAAAAAACTCCAACAGGAGATGATATAAAGTTATTTCGATACACCGAAATAAGTTGGAGATGATATAGATGAAAAAAGTGGCAGCGAAAAATGTATTGATACAACAACACGGATATTATTGTTTCTTTGGTTATGATATAACAGATAGAAACAAGCTTACTTTTCATCACATAAACAAAAAGTGTGACGGCGGTAGAAAGACAGCACGAAACGGAGCAATGATAACAGAAAATCCGCATTGTAAAATACACTTTATAGAACACGCAAGTCCAGTATATTGGGAACAAATTAAAAATTATCTTTTAGCCTATAAACAAGAAACCGATGAAGAGGTAAAGGAAATGTTTAGAAAGCTAGCAAAACAAGATTTAGAAAGAATGTGTCTGGAAAAAGGCTATTCAAAAAGGAAGAGATAAAGTATATCAATAAATGGTATAAAGTAACATTTAATTGAGATAAATAATGTTAAAAGTTCACAAAAAATGCACATAATCACAAGTTATTGTGCAAAAAAGGAAAATAAATAATGTATGGAATAGAAGAAGCGATAAAATTGACAATTAGAATGATACTTATGATATTGTCATTGATTTTGTTAGGAGCGTGGTTCAAGTGAACCAAAAAACAATAAGCTTTATAATACCTATAAACCCTCGCACGAAGAAGAATAGCTCGCAGATATTCAAAAACCGACAAAGTGGCAAGCCGTTTATAGTGCCAAGTCAATTATATAGACAATATGAAATAGATTGTGCTCCATATATAGAGCCATACAACATAGATTATCCAGTAAATATAAAAGCAATATATTACAGGGCAACAAAGCACAGAGTAGACCTAACAAATCTAAATGGAGCATTGCACGACGTATTACAAAAATACAATTGCATAGTAGACGATAGTTACAAGGTTGTAAGGGGAACAGACGGATCTAGAATAGAATTCGACAATAAAAAACCAAGAACAGTAGTAACAATAACGGAGGCAAAAGATTAAAAAGCCAGCAAGTGAAATTAAAATAGAACTAACAATAAAACAACTAAAACATAAAGCAGAAACAACAAGCAACGAAAAACTGAAAGAATATTACAAGAGCGAGATAGAAAACCTTAAAAATATGCTAAAAACACGAACAAATGTTTAGAAAACGCTTGCAAATAAAGACTTTTCGTGGTATAATAAAGGGGAATAAAAAACAATTTAAAGGAAGCCGTATATGGACTTAAAAGACAAAACAATTTTTATAACAGGTAACGGAAGCTTTGCAAATGCAATGGTAAAGTATTTGCTAGGAACAAATGTAAAGGAAATAAGAGTTTTTAGTAGGAACGAAGAAAAACGAGTAGCAAGCGAAAGAAAGTATAATGATGGTCGCTTAAAGTTCATATTAGGCGATATAAGAAGTTACAAATTACTTTTAGAGTCGTTAAAGGGTTGCGACTATTGTATTCACACGGCAGCTTTAAAACATGTGTTTACTTGTGAAGAACAACCAGAAGAAGCAATAGCTATAAATGTAGACGGAAGTAAAAACGTTATAAAAGCTTGTATAGAAAACAATGTAGAAAAGTTAGTTTGCTTGTCAACGGACAAAGCGGCAAATGCAACAACTACTTACGGAGCTACAAAGTATATGATGGAAAGAATTATACTTGGAATAGATAATAAAAACACAACCATAACAATGACAAGATATGGAAATGTAGCAGGATCAAGTGGAAGCGTAATTCCTTATTTCAAAAACTTAAGAGAACAAGGAAAGCCGCTAACACTAACAGACCCAAGTATGACAAGATTTTACATACCAATAGAAAAAGCGGTTGATAGTGTAGTATATGCTCTTAAGAATGGACAACATAAAGACTTGGTAATATATAAAAGTAAATCAGCAACAGTTAAAATGATAGCAGACTGCATAAGCGAAAACCAAATTGTAACTGGAGCGGTAAAAAGCGAAAAGACGGATGAAGCCTTATTAACCGAAAGAGAATTAAACCATAGTAAAGAGGATGGAGACTTTTATATTATAAATGAAGATTACGAATACAATAAAAAGTATGACACTTCATTAACCAGTGATAACGCACCTAGATATACTATGGAAGAACTAAAAGACTTAATAGATAACTGTTAGGAGATAAAATGAAAACAATAATGTATTTTCATAGCGGAAGTGGCAACAAAGGCTGCGAGGCATTAGTAAAAACATTAAAAGAAATTTTACAACTAGAAGAAATAGACCTATATTCATTTAATCATTGGGAAGATTATAAATGGGGATTAGATTTAGATAACATAAACATAATAAGACAAACGGATTTTATAGATGTAGCTAAAGATGATGTGGCAATATCTATTGGTGGAGACAACTATTGTTATCCAGGAAGTCTGCCATTGTTAGATAATTATAATAAATATATACATAAGCAAAAGGGCAAGACTTGTTTATTGGGTTGTAGCATAGACGAAGACACAGTTATTAAAGCCCAAGACGATTTGAAAAGATATGACCTTATAACAGCAAGAGAAACACTAACACAAGAAGCATTAAAGAAGATAGGTATAGAGGCAAAGGTTATACCAGATAGTGCATTCGTTCTACCAACCGAAGATGTATATTTTGATGATATGGGGAAAGAATGGATAGGTATAAACGCAAGTAACTTTGTAAGCGATGATATGTCAAAACAAAACTATAAAGCACTTATGGATTATCTTATGAACCATACTCAATATAATGTATTGCTTATACCGCACGTAGACCAATATAAAAACACAGACTACCCCATGCTTGATGAACTGTATGTCAATAATGGCAGAATAAGATATGCAGAGGGAAGCGCAGAGCGAATAAAGGGCTATATAAGCAAGTGTAAAATGGTGGCAACAGCAAGAACACACGTAAGCATAGCAAGTTATAGCTTATGTATTCCAACATTGGTGCTAGGTTACTCAATAAAGAGCAAAGGAATAGCTTTAGACCTATTTGGAACAGACAATGGCTATGTTATACCTAAAGAAGATTTAACGAGCCCAGACGAACTTAAAAACGGCTTTAAATGGCTTGAAGATAATTATAACGATATAAAACAACATCTAGAAGACATTATGCCCGATTATAAACAAAGGTGTTATAAATTAAGGGGTGTTTATGAAAGTATATGCAGCTAAACATAAAGATATAGATGTAAGATTACATAGTTCTAGCGGTGGTATATTTACGGCCCTAGCAGAAGCTATATTAGACCAAGAAGGTATAGTAATAGGGGCTGGGTGGAATGGTATAAAGTGCGAACATATGTGCGTAGATAATAAAGCCGATTTATATAAGCTACGAGGTAGTAAGTATGTTGTGTCAACAATACCAAAAGAAGTAGTTTCAACTGTCCGAAATAATCGGACAGCTCCAATGCTATGGAGCGGAACGCCTTGTCAAATGCTACCTAAAAGAGATAACCTATATCAAGTAGATGTAATATGTCACGGAACTCCAACGGTAAAATCGTTTAATGAATATTGTGAAAAAAATAATATAACTAAAATAAACTTCCGCGATAAGATACACGGATGGACTAACTTTAATATAACAATAAACGGTGACAAAACGTCACCATTTCAACATAACGAGTTTATGAATACGTTTCTAAAAAACAGAAATTTAAATAAGAAGTGTTATCAGTGTCAATTTAAAAATATGAATTCAAATAGCGATATACAAATAGGTGACTTTTGGGGAATACAAAACGAATATCCAAAATTTGCAGATAATATTGGTGTATCAGTAGTAATAATAAAGACGGCAAAAGGACAACAATTATGGAATATGATAAAGGACAAAGTGGAATATATTCCAGTGGAAATAAACAAAGTGATAAAATACAATCCAAGTCTGATAAAGTCAGCGGAGAGAATGTAAGCATACTTGTAATGTCGTGTGATGCTTATGATGATCTTTGGGAAATATTTTATAAACTATTCAATAAGTATTGGCCTAATTGTGAATATAATTTATTTTTAGGAACAGAATACAAACAAAGTGATTTAATAACATCTATAAGGACAACAGGAAACTGGACTGATAGAACAAGAAAAGCGTTAGAACAGATAACAACAGATTATGTGATATTACTTTTGGATGACTTCTTCATAAGAGAAAAAGTCGACATCAAGAGAATAGAAGAAGCGTTATTGATGTTTGATGAAAAGACAGCAATGGTAAGTTTTCAAAATGTTCTCTTTCAATTAAAACAATATATTAGAAAGCCTCATATAATCGAACATATGTATGCTTTAAGAAAACCAGAGACACATTATCTTTGTAATTGTCAACCAGCAATTTGGGATAGAAAAAAGTTGATTAGTTTGCTTCCAGAAGGACTAACCGCTTGGCAATGGGAAACAACAATACCTAATGTCGACTACAAGTTTTGGTGTAATGCAGGAGATCATATAATAAATATAGGTTATTACAAAGAACGAGAACCTTGGGGAATAGTTCAAGGGAAATGGTCAAAAGAAGCAACCGAATTTTTAAATAAAGAGAAAATAAAGGTGGATTATGACAAAAGAGGAAAATTTGATTAAGTTATCGATTATAATACCTTACTACAATACATACGAATATACAGTCGAGCTTTTAGATAACTTAATGAAACAAAAAACGGATGAAGTTGAAATTATCTTAATAGATGATGGGTGTAACGAAGTTAGATTAGATAAATATGATATAAATGTTATTCACGTAAAAAACGGTGGCGTAAGCAAGGCTCGCAATATAGGTTTAAGCAAGTATAAAGGCCAATATGTGGCATTTATTGATAGTGATGATAATGTTATGCCAAACTTTATAGAAAAGTGGCTTAAACAGATAGATAAAGGTGAATTTGACTATGGTTATCATAGTTGGAAATATAGCAACGGAAGAGATATGATAATAACAGACCAACCACCTAAAGGAAATAATAGTGTTTGGAACTGCGTATATAATAGAAAAGTAATTGGAGAAAATAGGTTTCCTGAAAACTTACAAATTGGTGAAGAGATAAAGTTCAATCAACTAACGAGAAAGGGAAAACAAGTAAATATAGAAGATGTTTTATATATTTATAATAGCGGAAGAGAAGATAGTCTATCTACACAATATTTAGCAAAAAAGATAACAGAAGAACGACCAAATGAAGTGAATACACAAGTCGTGTTATACAGATCTTATTTATCGCTTATAGGCGGAATAGAAACCGCTTTATATAATGCTTGTTATGAATTAAGCAAAGTATATGATGTTGTATTTATGTATGATACTGCAGATGCGGAACAATTAAAGAGATTAAAAAAGTTGGTTAAATGTGTTAAGTTTGATAATCAACCTATAAACTGCGGAACATTTTACTATTACGGATTAAACCCAACAAGGATTGATAAATATATAACAGCTCAAAATGATGTGGTGCAAATTATATGCAATAATATGGAAGACTTAAAATTCCATTGGGAACGTCCAAGTAAAACAACAAAAATAGTTGCAGATAGCGAAGCTTCGGCTAAAGCTTTTGAAAAGGTTTTTCCAAGAGAAAAATGCGGAGTATTATATAACCTATTTATCAAACCAGAAGAAAGACGAGTTTTACATTTGGTAACGGCTAGCAGGCTTTCGCCAGAAAAAGGCTGGAACAGAATGAAGGCTATGGCTAAAAAGCTACACGAAAAAAGTATTCCCTTTATTTGGGAAATATTTACAAACGAAAAGCCAGATGAATTGATAGACGGAATGATCTTTAGAAAACCAAGGCTTGATGTTTGCGACCATATGTGGGGAGCAGACTACGGACTACAATTAAGTGATAGCGAATCACACGGTAACACAATAACAGAATTTCAAGAAAGAAATGTTCCAACAATAGTAACAGATTTTGCTAGTGCCGGAGAACAAATTAAAGATGGCAAAAATGGATTTATATTAAAAAGAGATTTGTCTAATCTTGATGAAGTTGTTGAAAAAATGTATTCAAGTAATTTAAAAGGATTCAAATATAAGCCGCAATATAGTGTAAAACAATGGCAAGAAATGATTGGTGATTTGGGCGGGAAATATGATGTGTATGAATACATAGAGGAGCCTGAACTAATCAAAAAGCTAGCTAGCGACATTATAAGAGTGAGAGTAATAAGAACATTTAAAGACGCTCACAAAATGTATCATAGGGGCAAAGAAATGGGACTAACGCTAGACCAATATAACGACTTTGTTTCTAAGGGATACAAGTTAATTGTGTTGACATAATTTGATATGTAAACAGACCGCCCTACTCTCTTCTATATTTTTCAGTAGGGAAGTGATAGAACGCCTATAAAATAAGGAAAAATCATTTTTATATGTGTTTCCGGCGGAGTGGGGTAGTGTCAAATATATATAATGATGAGGTGATAATATGGATAATCGCAACCCAGAGTATCCCAACTTAGTTTCGTTTGATAAAATGACGGAAGAAGAGAAGTTTGCAATACGAAGTAAAGGCGGGCAAGTGCGTGGAGAACAGATTAGAGAAGAAAAGAGATTGGCAAGAATTTTGAAGGCAATGCTTTCTTCAAAAACTGGCATTGAAGGACTTGAAGATTTAAGTAATGAAGACGCTATGTGCCTAGCTATGATTAAAAAGAGTATTGGCGGAAGCGAAAAAGCTTTTGAAGTTGTAAGAGATACTATAGGAGAAAAACCTACCGACAAAACGGAGGTTAGCGGAGTAAGCACTGTGTTGCTTAAAGATGATGTTGACGAATAATGTTTTTTCACTTCAAAAGATAGTTGGCAAAGGTTACAGTGAAATATGGAAGTTTAAGGGCGATGAAATGATTATAATGGGAAGTAAAGCTTCCAAAAAATCAAAAACCATTTCGCTTCGTTGGGCTAAACTTTTAAAAGAATATCCTAGAGCTTGTTTATTATGTATGAGAAACAATGCTAATACATTAAGGGATAGCTGTTATGCAGATATGAAATGGGCTATGCGAAAACTTCATATGATAAACGAATGGGACTTTATAACTAGTCCAGTTCAAGCTACAAATAAAATTACAGGTCAAAAAATATTTTTTAGGGGTCTTGATGACTACCAAAAAATAGCTTCAATAACTATTGATGATCCCGAGCTTGTATTATGTTGGGGTTGGTTTGAAGAAGCGTTTGAAATAGATAAAGAAGAAACATATGACAATATAAGATTTAGTTTGCGCGGAGAGTTACCAAGCGGTTACTTTATGCAAACGGTAGCTTCGTTAAATCCTTGGCTATTAAAACATTGGATAGTGCAAAGGTTGATAAAAAAGTTAATACCAGAAAAATCATTGCTAGAACAAAGCGGAAAACAAGTGTTAGAGATTGAAGGGCAAGAACAAGTAATGTATCACGGAGAACCGATTACAGTTGATACCAAACAATTGTTCGCTATTACAAATTATCAATTAAATGAGTTTTTAACTCCTGAAGACTTGGCTAGGTTTGAAAGGCTAAAGAGGGAAAACCCAAAGAAGTATGATACAGTCGGATTGGGAATGCCTGGGACAGCCGAAGGTCTTGTTTATGAAGATGTGTTTAATAATGATAACATAATATCCTACAAATCATTAAGCGAACATAAGTTCATAACATTTACTGGAGGAGTTGACTACGGACAAGTTGAAAGTGCTACTACCGGAATGTTTATGGGCTTGTCTGGAGTATACGACAAGTTAGTTGTGATAGATGAATATTACCATAGTAATTACGAGTTAAATAGAAAAAAGGAAATAAATGAATATGCTGCCGATTTGGTAAACTTCTTTGAAGCCAAGCGAATAGAATTCAAATGGAATCAAAGACTGCTTATTTATGTAGATAACGCAGCTCCTGGGTTTATAGGTTTATTAAATCAAGAGGCAACAAAGCAAAAGGCATTTATGTTGAAGTTTATGCCTTGTTGGAAACGAAAGATAAAAGAAAGACAGGACATAACAAAAGGATTGATGGCACAGAAGCGTTGGCTGGCAACTGATAAGTGCATTAATTATATAAGTGAATTAGAAAACATAGAATATCAACCTGATAAAGAAGAGCGAATTAAAGACCCAGCTCACGCTATTGACGGAACAGAATACGGAGCTACTCCATATTTCGATAAACTATTAAAAAGAGGTGATAGGGTTGAAATTGATAGATAATTTACAAAAAGGTCTTTATAAATTTATAATGGGAGGTAAGCCTATGGAAAATCAGTTATATGATAAAGATGTAGCAGAATACAATGAACAAATAGAAAATAGAATATGGTATATGGGAAAATCTCAACTACTAGAAAACTTCTACGGACAATTTGTTAATAGTGATATAAAGTTCAATTATTTTTGGAGCAGATCATATCCTTATACGCATATAAGAAAAATGCACTCTGGACTTCCGGCAATGATGATTGATAAATTAGTTCAAATAACAGTAAGAGATGGTTATAAGATAACTACTGACAAAGCAAAAGAGCAAGAACTTGTTGATGAGCTAATTAAAGAAAACAATTTTAAAGAACTAGCAAAAGCGTCAACCGCACTTGCTTTAGTAAATCCTGACGGAGCATTTAAAATAGATGTTGATACTGAGGTTAGTAAGCTTCCTATATTCACTTATGTTCCTTCAAAAAATGTAGAAGTAGAATATAAATATAATCGACTTATAGCAATTACATTTAAGAGTTATTACGAAAGAGGCAACAAAACATATTGTCTTCACGAACGAAGAGAAAAAGGAATCCATTATCATACTTTATATGTTGTTAAAAATAACGAGCTTCAATTAGTAGACTTAAATAGTATACCAGAAACAGCGGAGCTAGAACCAGAACAAAAATTAAAAAACGAAATTTTGTTTGCTATACCGTTAAAAATTTACGCAGATAGTATATTTGCACAAAAGAAAGATATATTTGACGCTATCGATGAAACAATATCAATTATGGGTGATTCTATAAGAGACAGTAGAACAGAAAGATATATTCCCGCTGATAAGCTTCCTAAAGACACAAGAACTGGCGAATATTTAATGCCTGATGGAATGGATAGCAGATATATACTTACAGAACCATCTGGAAAAGATGTAGACGAAAAAATACAAACAGTTCAGCCTAATATCGAGTTTGACGGGCAAAGTGGAGTATTAAAAGATTACATAAATCAAGCATTGCTCGGAGTATTAAGCCCTTCTACATTAGGAATTGATAATTCTAACGAACGAAATGCCGAAGATCGAAGAGAAGCCGAAAAAACATCAATATTCACCAGAACTGATATTATAAGAACATTAGAAGAGGCTTGGAAATTGCTATTTGAAAAAGGTCTGCAAATGATAGACGAAATGGCTGGTAGAAAGGCAAAAGAATATGAAATCAATGTTGAATTTGGAGAATATGCAAGTTTAAGTTTTGAAAACAAAATAGAAGCATTATCAAAAGCAAAACAATTTAAAATACTTACAAATGATTTAATTGTTGAAGAACTATACGGAGATACTAAATCAACAGAAGAAAAAGAAGAAATAGTAAATCAGTTAAGCAAAATGGATAATCCTATAACAATGGATAATTTATTCCAACAGGAGTAAGTAAATGATAAGCCCAAACACATTTAAAAACGAGGCATACAAAGTCAGTGAACTTTTTGAAGAGCTAGAATTAAAATTATTAAAGAAGATTAGTAGACAACTTAATCAAGGTAAAGATTTATCGGTTCAAGACTGGAAGATACAAAAGTTACTCGATTTAGAATTATTTACCAATAATCAAAAGCAAATTATATCAGAGGCCAAAAAAATCAATAAGGAAATGGGGTTAGTTTTGGAAGATGCCTTTAAAAAGGGTATTAACGAATCTGACGCAACGGCCCAAGAACTGAAAGCTCTTGGAAGTGTCCAAAATAAGGTAGGAACATCAATACAATTTTTTAAAACAAATATAAACAATATTGCCCCCCTATTTCAGTCCTCCTC